GCGTCGGCGTAGTGTGCCGTCGCGCGTCGCTTTGTGGTCAACGTCCGGGGCGGCGCGTGGTAGTGGGCGGCGCGGGCAGCGGCGTTAGCACGCGCTACCGTGCGCCGCGCCTTACGGGCAAGGCGGATCGCGACGGCGCGATACCTCGCCCCGTGGCGGGTCTTCGTCGGCATTGTGGCTCCAAGCGGCGCCGGGTTGTGGTGGCGCCGCACGGGGAACCTAGCCGCGCGGGGCGGCGCCGGGGCGGGGCGGGGCGCCGCTTGACAAAGCCTTGACAGGTTAGGCCGTTGTGCCGTTACGTCCGTTGGGGCCCCTACGCGCGCAGCGCCCCGTAGCGGTACTGCCGCGCCCCCTTGCAGTACGGTACTGCTACCGTACCAGCGGCACTCCGCATAACGCGAAAACCACGGCTCATAATCGGCCGCGACACTCCACAATGCCCCTACGGATAACGTAGGGCATACGCCCCCTTTGGACGATTATGCACGTTTATGCAAGGGCGCGTCGCCCGGGCGGCACGCGGGGCCCTACTTCCGGGTAGCCGGCCGTCCGGACCGGCCGGCCGCGCTATGGGCCCATTACGGGCCCCTACGCGCACGCGCTGGAAAGGGTAGGATCTTCCTCGCGTTTCCTGTAGCGGGGCGGCTGCTACACGAAAGCCTAGGATCAAGCTACACAATGGCTCACTATGCTACGGGTAGCCCGGGTGACCGGACCGGCCGGCCGAAAGTGTAGGATCGTGGCTTGCTTTCGGACGGTGGACCCTATCCCACGCCTTACTACGGGATAGACGGCTTGCATCCTCCCCTTTCGGCCGACCCTTCCGCGCAAACCGAGCGCGCATTGATCCGCCCTTTCCCCCGGAAACCGTAGGATCGGGGCCGGTTACTACTAAAACCGGCCGCGATCCTTGCGTTTCCTGTGGGGTGTGCGGGATGCGGTACGGGTAAACAAAAGGGGCGCCGGGCCCTACCCCACTTCCCCCCGAGGCCGGGGGTGCTTGTTATGTTACCCCCAAGGAGGTAAGAACTCCGGCAACTTAGCCGCTAAGCCTAAGCACCTATTAGCACCAGCCCCGCTAAGTTAGCGCGCCTATTAGCACCAGCCCCGCTAAGCCTAAGCACCTATTAGCACCAGCCCCGCTAAGTTAGCGCGCCTGTTAGCGCCGCCGTTGACTTCGCCTTGACAAGTCCCACACGTTAGGCAAAATCCCCGGAGGCCCCCCGGCTTTCGCGCAGTTACCCCGAGTACCGGACTTGGGGCACCTAGGAAAAATCGGCATGTAGAACCAACAATCCCGGAACCCTCCTTATTTATGCGCCTAGCAAGCCTGCTATAAAATCGCCCCAAAGCTCGCTCTACATGCCGCCTTTCAAGAGGTGCCTTTATCTTCGCCGGGGCAGCCTTCGCTTTCGGCCGGCCCTCGTAAAGTGTCCTTCGACGGAACGCCGAGGATCGTGTAGTCCGCCTGCGTCCTCGACTTTCGGCCGATTTTGAATAATGCAAAAATCCCAAAGCTTAGGTTTGCCGCCGAAACATAGGCGACCCCCTCACGGACAAACCTCGACTACACCAAACCCCGCCTTGCTGGCTGACTTCGAGAGTACCCCGAGAGGTCTAATCCGTACTCTACAGCGAAAACCCAGTTTCGCCGCCGGGGGTTGGGGCGGTTTCGGGGCGCCCGCGCGAGCGCGGATCTTCCTATAGAAACTTTTCATCGATTTTGTGACATTCCGTTACAACTATTTAGACATTCCTTTACAACTATAACTTAGCTTATCTTTTAGCCTAACCCCCTTGACTTAGGAGTTGTCACGAAATGTCACGAAATCGATGATTTTGGTCCCGGCAGAAGTTGCATTTTTTGGTGTTGAAAGGCTATGAGTACTCCAGGTTCCTCCTGGGTTTTCGTGTAGTAAAGCATCTTCCTCGGCCGCCGGCGGAAGTCAGGTTGAACCTACGTTTTCGTTCTTGACACGGATAAGATTGTTTCGGTCCAACGCCAGCAACGGTGAAGAAGGCGGGAAACGCCTACTTTCGGCGGTACATTTTTCAGTTTTTTCGGCCGAAAGTCGGCCACCGAAGCCCGCTTTCAGCCTAAAACCCCCTCCACGATAGAACCTGCCATATCGTGTAGAGGCCCCCAACTACACCATTTCCGGCGTATGCCCGTTGCTCAAAGTGTTCAGTAGTCCCCGAAAGCCTAGGTTCCTGGCTAACCTTTAGTGCAGGCAACGGAAGAAACGGGAAAACTAAAACCCAGTTTGAAGCCTTGTATGCGTGTAGTGGATTTTTATGCAGAGCTTCATTCACGAGTGAAGTACTCGAGCTTCCCAGGTTGAACCGTGTTTCGGCGAACGAGTACTGACCCCCGAGACGTCGGCCCTCTCGCGCGCTCTGTTCAGTGGTGGTCAGCCGCCCCCTCGGGAGCTACGAGGACCCCCATGGCGCTTCGACCGACCCCCGGCCTCGACTTCCACGGCGACCCCAACCTGGGGCTTCGCCGGCAGGCCCCGTTCTCGGCGTACCTCCTCGAGCACCCCGAGTTCCCTCGGACGCTCTCCGTCGTGCTCCCTTGGGACGAGCGTGGGCTCCACCGCCTCGCGGGCTACGGCGACCTGACCCAAGCCGAGGCCCGTGGGCTCGAGCACGAGACCCGCCGCTCCCGCGTGGCCTGCCCTCGGACGCGGGCGTCCTACCTGGTCCCCGGCGTCTTCCGCTGGAAGGAGGTCGCTCTCCGCTGGCCCCGCCTGCGCGAGTGGCTCTGCTCCGAGGTCGCCTTCGCCTCCCCGGCGACCTGGCCCTGGGACTTCGTGCTTGAGCACATCGGCGAGCACATCAGCCCCCTTGTCTGGCACCTCTCCTTCGTGGACCGCCGGGGCCAGCCGCGCAGCGCGACCATCCCATACAAGGCGCCGCCGGCCGCCGCCCGGGGCCTCCAGGCGCTCTCGGCCTGGGCGGCGGGCTGGCCGCTCGAGCCCCAGCGGCACGAGGCCGACGCCCTCGCCGCGGTCTCTTGGCTCGCCGCCCAAGCACAGTGGTACATCTACGCCTATAACCCGGCGCTCGAGGCCATCAACGTCTGGACCGAGGTCTACCCTCCACTGGTGGCCCTGGGGCGGAAGGCGGAACTCCAGCGCCTCCCGCTGGCCTGCCCGCGCTCCGACCTAAAGGCGCTTCCACCGGAGTTTCGGAAGCCCTCTGGCCTCGCGCGCCTCCCTCACCGACCGTTTACCCTTGCGCGGACCCAGCGCCCCGACTACACCCCTTGGGTGCCCGATGGTGTCCACGAGCGCGACCCCTCGCGCTGGCACATCGAGTACCGAGGGTCTTGGTTCCGGGACCCGAAGAACCACCGCCCGCTACGACCGGGCGGGCAGACCGGAGGCAACCCATGACCGACCAGAACAAGACCGAGCCCCAGCCACAGTCCGAGCCCTGGTTCTCCGTCCTGGTGGCGGACGCCCAGCGGCGCACCGCGGGCAAGGGCGACCTCGTCCACGCCCTGCGTGACGGCGCCCTGCACCTGATGTACTACCAGGGGAACGGCCGGGTCCTCAACTACCGCATGGACCTCTCCGACGGGAAGGTGTCGCTCGAGTGCCTTCGCTACTGGCTAGCGGAGGAGATGGCGCGGCACGGCTACCCCGACCCCGCGCCGGGCGCCCCCGCGCCCGCGGAGACGAAGACTCGCCGCCTCACCCATCAGGACGTCTACGCGGCGTTCGCGCGGGCGCGGGAACTCCTCAACACCGGGCGGGGTGGCAAGTGGGCGCACCTCGCGAACAACGTGACCGTCGCGCCGGGACCCTTCGACGAGGTCACCTACTCGGTCGGGCACTACGGCCGGGCGTTCTCCATCTCGTCCTACCCCACCCGGGAGGACCAGTGGGACCTCGCGAAGGAGATCGCCTGGGCGGTCATCGAGCCCCACGCCAAGGCGGAGGCCGCCGGTCGGGCGCCCTGGCGGGTCGGCGACCTGGTCGCCTGCGCCCTGACCTCGACCTCCGGCGTGGTCGTCGACACGACGGAGAGCGGGGAGTGCTTCGTCTACTGGAACTGGACGGAGACCACCGAGAAGTGGGTCCCGGCGTGGCGTCTCGTGCGGCGGGCGGCCCTGCCGTGACCGGCGCCCTCCACGTCTTCGTCGGGGGCTCGGCGCTCTGTCGGGACCTCGAGCGCCTGCGGGGGATCCTCCGGGACCTCCACCACGCGCAGTACGCCATCGGCCGCCCGGTGGTCGTCTTTACGGACGACTACCCCTCCGGGGCGGGCGAGATGGCGACGCGGCTCTGCGTGGAGGAGGGCATCGGCACCGAGGTCTTCGACGCCTACGCGAAGGGCCAAGCCCTCAACTACGATGTGCGCTGGGCCTCGCTGGTCGAGAAGTGCCGCATCGAGTACGCCGTCCTCGGCTGGTGGCGGGAGCCCCTCGACGTCCCGACGCTCCGAGAGGCCCTTGCTGACCGGGGCGCCATCCTGTACGAGTACACCGAGGAGTCGACGTGAGCCCTCGAGCCCCGCTGTCCGACCGCCGAGACGTTCAAGACGCCCTCTCCGCCCCGGAGAGCGCGGCGAAGCGCCTGGGCTTCGACGCCGTTCCGAAGGAGAAGCGTGAGGAGATCGTCGCGCAGATCCTCGCGATGCCCGTCATCTCCCGCGAGGGCGTCTCGAGGATCTGCCTGTACATCGTCGCGCAGCTTCTCGGCGGGTACATCACGACCGCCCAGGCAGACTCGGCGCGGAAGTGGGTCGAGTTGATGGTGACGAACCTCACCCTCGACATGTTCGAGAAGAACCCCGCATACCAGCAGGCCGCCGCCAAGAGCGGCGGGGGCGGCACCGGCGTCCCGGCGAACGACGTGCTCGCGCGCCTCGCCGCCGTCGAGAAGCAGAGCCGGAAGATCACCAAGAAGCAACTCGTCATCGACGTGAAGGAGTAGCCCGTGGCCCGCGGCGTACCGGACGTCACCGACCCCGGGGTCAAGACCGAGACCGTCGTCGTCGAGGTCAGCCTGGCGTCGTGTACCGGCGAGGTCATCATGGTCGACGGTCACCTCAACGTAGAGGAGCTTCCAAGCGCCCTTGTGGCGGCGGCAGAGGGGAAGCCCTGGGTCGGGGCACTGTTCGCCTTCGGCGCCGGGGCGCATTACCTTCGAGTGCGGAACCCGGACTACACCCTCGTACTCAAGACCCGCCGGGCCAAGGAGAACTCTTGAGCGACTACCACAACAACAGCCCGTTCTCGTTCTTTGGCCCGATGGACGTCGGGGTTCTGGTCGCCGTCTCGCTGCTGATGTACCTCCTGACCGAGTGCGAGCCGCCGCCTCGGCTCGCCCGAGCCCTCGACACCGCTCCGGCGGAGGACACGGCGGACCCGTGACGGACTTCGACCCGGCGCTGATGGACCGCCTGCGCCCACCGAAGGTGGGCGTTCCTGCATTCCATTACGTCGTGGACCAGAACACCGGTGGCACCCCGGTTCCCTACGACCCGGACGCGGTCTGCCCGGTCCTCCAGCACACCATCCTCGACCACTTCTCCGAGCCGGAGCGGGACGAGGACGGCTACACGCGCTGGCTGCTCGTCGTCGCCAGCCGACAGACGACGAAGACCTCGACGGCGGTCCTCTCTCTGGCGAACGTCGTCGAGTACACCCCCGGCGCTTTCGGCCTGCTCATCACGGACAAGCGGGAGCGCAGCCACACCGTCTTCCGATACGTCAGCATCTCCCTGGAGAACAAGCCCCGGGAGATCAGCTACCCGCGGATGCCCTCCTCGAAGGACACCCGAGCGGTGACCTGGGAGCACCGCGGCAAGTTCCAGACCATCGGGGCGAACGACGACAACCCCGGCATCGGCATGGCGGCGGACGTCGTCGTCATGTCCGAGTTGCCCTTCTGGAACGACCCGGCGGGCGTCTGGTCGCAGCTTGGTCCGGCGTTCCGCAACCGGAAGAACTCCATGATCCTCATGGAGTCCACACCGGCGCCGATGAACGAGCCCGGGGCGGAGTGGTACAAGGAGATGGCGGCCTCGGCGGCCTCGGGTCACAGCCGCATGGACTTCCTGTTCGTGCCGTTCTTCCAGTCCAAGCTCAACGAGCGGACCTGGCGGGCGGGCTGGACGCTCACGAACGACGAGATCCGCCTGCTCGAGCGGTTCGGCCCGCCGACGGGGGAGGAGCCCATCTCCGCCCCTGGGTCCGACTACCTGACGCTCGAGAACTTGGCGTTCATGCGGACGGCGCTGGACGAGGACCCGCGCATCCGGCAGGCCCCCGAGTTGTTCTGGGTCTGGTACCCGAAGGACAGGGTGTCCTGCTGGCAGGTCTCGGGCTTCTCGGCCTTCCCGACGCACGCCGTCGACCGGCACGAGGCGTCCGCCACGGTGTCCTGGCCGCGCGACGGCTTCTACGTCCAGTACGAGGACCCAAAGCCGGGGGCGTACTACGTCATCGGCGCGGACCCTTCGGGCTGGGGCACCGGCGACCCGGCGGCTTTCGTCGTGCTGGAGGTCTGGAACGACGAGTGGCGGGTCGTCGCGGAGTACGAGACGAACCGGCACGACCCGCTGACCTTCGCCTACCACCTCGCCATGGCGGCGAAGCACCACAACGATGCCTACATCTTCATCGAGGCGAACGGCGTCGGCGCCGGTCCCATTACGACTCTGGAACTTATGCAGCGGGCGAGCGGGCTCGAGATGGAAGACCCATTGTACCCCGGGAAGCGCGTGACGCTTCACGTCCGAAATCTATTCTACCGCAAGATCGGAGACCTCGACCAGAAGCCCGGCGTATGGGCGAGCCAGAAGTCCATCGAGGAGGCCATGTCGGCGACCGTCGACGGGCTGCTCGAGCGCCTCGTCATCCCGTCGGAGGCCCTGTACGAGCAGATCCGCAACTACCGCCGGGACAAGGAGGTCGCCCAAGACGAGAAGGCCCGCGTCCTCGACCCGAACAGCGTCGGCCGCCGGCGCCGGCCGAAGCACCACTGGGACCGGATCTCGGCGTTGATGTGGGCCTGCTGGGGCGCGAAGTTCCACGCCCCCATTCGCTTCAAGCCGCGGCAGGAGGTCGTTCCCGCCGGGACGGGGGGCGCGTACCAGCCCGTCGCCCTGACCCTCGACTTCCTGGACGAGCGCAAGAAGGAGCGCCAAGCGGCGCAGCGGCAGCAACAGAAGGCGGCGACGGGGAAGCAGACATACGGCAGCGGAGTCACGTTCCGAAAGTCCCGCATCAAGCCGTCCAAGTAGCGGACGTTGCGGGGACACCGGGCTTTCGGTTACACGGGGCGACCACGCAGGAGATTAGATGCGACCGAGTTCTTCCCGTGACCTCGAGACATTGGTCGCCCTCTACGGCGAGGAGCTACGCCAGGTGGACTGGAAGCGCACCGACGGGCGCCCGTTGGGGCGGCCGGTCGGCTGGCGCTTGATCCTCGCTTACAGGCCCGAGTGGGGGCTGACGCGGCGAGACGCGAAGGCGCTGGTGGCGTGGCTCCAGCAGGGGGCGCCCGCGCTCCCGCCGCCCGCGAGCGCCCCAGAGCCCGCGGTGTTCCGAGAGGGGGCGAAGACCGAGGTGGACTGGGAGAGGGACGACGAGGAGATCCGCATCAACGCGCGGGGCCAAGGTCTCGTCATGTCCGTCGAGGACTACGTCCGGGTCGCGAACATCGACACGAGCGTCTGGCGCGTGGTTGAGGCCGAGGGCGGGACCTGGACGACGGCTATGAACCAGAGGCTCCCGAACGGCAAGAGCCGCCCGGTCATCACGCGCAACTGGAAGGTGGCCGTCAAGATGTTCCCGCGGCTCGAGGAGCGGGCGCTCGCGGCGGTCGAGGCCGGAGCCACCTACCCCCGGCCGGTGGGAAGGGCGGCCGGACAGGTCGTGACGACGCTGGTTATACCGGACAGCCAGTGCGGGTATCGGTGGAGCGGTGTCGGGCGCGAGCGGCGGCTGCACGCCATCCACGACGAGGCCGCCATGGACGTCACGGTGCAGGCGGCGAAGCGGTTGCAACCCGACCGCATCCTCCTGCTCGGCGACATGGCGGACTTCGCCGAACTCTCCACGAAGTTCGCGCGCCCGCCGGACCTGCTCGACACGACGAACGTCACCATCTTGGCACTCCACCGCTACCTGCGCGCGCTGCGCGAGGCGGCGCCCCGGGCGGAAATCATCTACCTCGAGGGGAACCACGAAGCCCGGCTTCGCAACATGCTCGTCGAGAAGGCGTCGGCGCTCGCGGACCTGCGGGTTGCGGGCGACGAGCAGCCCCTCGTCACGGTGCCGCGCCTGCTGCGCCTGGACGACCTGGCGGTCGACTACATCGCGCCCTACGGCGAGACCTTCTGGTTGAACGACACCCTCGGGGCCAACCATGGGCTCAAGGTGCGACGCAAGGGGGGCGCGACGGCGACGGCCGTCCTGGCGGAGTCGAGCTTCTCCATGCTGTTCGGGCACGTCCACCGAAGGGAACTCGCGACGAAGACGATCCACGGACCCTGGGGACGGCGGGAGGTCTGGGCGGCGACGCCTGGGTGCCTCTGTCGCATCGACGGTGAGGTCCCCGGCGCCGCGGGGCGCCCGGACTGGCAGCAGGGCTTCTCCGTCGTCGTCTCCGATCCGGGGGACGGAGACGCTGGGGGTGAGGACCACATCGAGATGGTGGCGATCCAGAACGGCCGGGCCTACTTCCGAGGGACTTGGCTCTACGGGGTGGACACCTCCCCGCCGGCGGCATAGGCGACGGGAGCAGGAGGCACCGCATGACGGAGATGCCGGACCCTACGCCGGAGGACCTGTTCCGGTACAGCGTGATCGAGACCCAGCGCGACCGGCTTCGGCCGCTCCGCACAGTCTGGGCTGCGGACATCGCAGCGTACCAGTCCCGCTACTTCGAGCACGAGGGCGTCACCGCGGGCACGCCCCGCGCGGCCGAGGACGAACTCGTCGTCGAGAACAACTGGATGTTCGCCTTCATCGACACGATGGTTGCGAACATCTCGCCCCCGAACCCGGCCGTCACGATCAAGGCGCGTCGGGAGGAGTACCAGGAGGCCGCCCGTCTTCGAGAGGCCCTGGTCCACGACTGCTTCAAGCGGGAGAAGTTCTACGCGAAGCTGTGGAAGCTCGTGACCCGCGCGACCGTCTTCCCCCGGGCGTTCCTCAAGGTGGCGTGGAGCTTCGACAAGCAGCGCCCGATCATCCGCGTTGTCCCTCCCCACTGTGTCATCTTCGACAACACGGTCGAGGACTGGGAGGACATCCGCTACGTCTGTGAGGCGACGGTCCTCACCAAGCAGGAGTTCCAGCAGCGCGTCCGCAAGAAGGGCGCGAAGGAGCGGACCTACGCCGCGTGGGCTGCGGCCGAGGAGGACGGCGGCCCGGTGCGCTTCGGGGAGTACCCGGAGTGGCTGGCGGGCAAGGAAGGGAGCCTCGCCCAGAACATCGAGCACAAGGCGGCGGTGGAGTCCCAGAAGTGGATCACGGTCTACGAGTACTGGGACTTCGTTGAGGGCAAGTTCTACCACATCGCGGAGGGCTGCAAGGTCCCGTTGTTCGTCGGTGACTTGCCCTACCAGAACGTGAAGAACCCGTTTTTCCTGATGACGTTCAACGACAACCTCGAGGACATCGGAGGGCTGTCGGACTCGCAGTTGATCCGCCCGTCGGTTCGTGCGCTCAACGAACTCTCGACGATCCGGCTGGCTTACGCGCAGGCGACCATCCCGAAGATGCTCATCGACTCCGGCAAGCTCGACAACGCGCAGGAGTTCTTGGCGGCCCTCGCCAACGCGAACACCCCCGGCTCAGCGGTCGAGGTCACGCTGCGTGGCAACACCTCGCTAAACCAAGTGTTCCAGCCGACCCCTACGCCGAACGTCAGCTTCGACTTCAACAACGCGATGGTCGAGCTTCGGGAACTCATCGAGTTCATCTTGGGCATCGCCAGCTACCAGCGGGGCGGCCTCGGGCATAGCGACGTCGCGACGGAGCTTGCGCTCTCGGACACCGCCATCCGCACGCGGAACAGCCGGCGGCAGAAGCAGGTGTACGAGGCGGTGGCGTTCGCCGCTACGGCAATCGTCGGGCTGTACGCCCAGTTCCTTGCGCCCGAGAGCACGATCCCGATGCGCCTCGGTCGCGCGGAACTGCAACTGCTCTCGCCGGAGAACCTCGGGTTCTCGGAGGACGCCGGCGTCGACGCCCTCGGCTACGACTACGAGGCGCTGCCGTTCAACGCCCAAGAGGGCAACAGCGTCGTCCAGTTGAAGACGCTCATCGAGATGCTCGACTTCCTAGTCAAGAGCCCCTACGTCGACCAGTACGGGCTTACGGCGTGGCTTCTCGAACTCCAGCACGCCACGAAGATCCTCCTGACCGAGGAGGAGGCCGCGCAGAAGGCGCAGGCGCAGGCGCCCCAGGAGGGCGGCGCTCCGCCTCCGGGGGGCTCGAGCCCCATGGTGGGGGTCCCGCCCGAGATGATGGCGGCGCTCCAGGGGCAGGTGGCGGTCGGGGACGGCGCACAGTCGGTGCCGTCCGGGATGATGGGCGGCGTGCAGCCTGGAGGTGACTAGTGCCCATCTGGCAGATTGAATGCCCGAACTGCGGAGGCCAAGAGTCTCGGCTCATCTCGCTCCGGGAGCGGGACTCGAACAACGGCTGGGTCCCGTGCGCGGAGTGCGGCACCCTCACGGACGCGCGCCCGACGGCGCCGGTCGTCCACGGCGGGGAGCGGACGCTCCGCGTCGGCGGCCGGACCTTCTCCTCGGCGGCTGCGGTCGACGCCTACGCGGAGAAGGCGGGCATGGTGCCCGTGGACAAGGGCAGCGACGCCTACAAGGACCTGATGCACAGGTCGGCGAAGGGCGCGGACGACCTCGCACGGAAGCACGGCTTCCGGGACGCGGCGGACCGCGCCGCCCGCCAGACCCCGGAGCACGCGGCGCAGCACGCGAAGCGGGTGCTCCAGCAGAAGATCGACCGCTACCACGACAAGCACGGCAACGCCGACAAGATGACCGTCGAGCAGGCCCTCTCGAAGGGCAAGGAGGCACCTCATGGGACCTGACACCGTCCAGACCCCCGCCGCCCCGGTGGCGCCCGCCGCCGCCGCCCCGGCTGCGCCCGCTCCGGCGCCGGCGCCCGCCGCCGAGGCGCCCGTTGCGACTGCTCCGGCCGCCCCGGCCGCCCCGGCTGCGCCCCCGGCCCCCAGCATCCCCAAGCCGGACGACTTCAAGTGGGACGCCTGGGACGGCTCTAGCTACGACGCCTTCGCGGAGCCGGTGCGCCCGTGGGTCGAGAAGGTCTCCGGCTTCTACAACAAGAAGGTCGAGGCCCTCGAGAAGGCCCGCAAGCGGGCCGAGGACCTCTACAAGGCGTCGCGCTACGGTCAGGAGGACCCCCGTCTCGCCGAGTACGAGGGCAAGGTCTCCGAGTACGAGACCTCGATGGCCGAGATGCAGGCGAAGTACGACGCGCTCCAGAAGGAGATCCAAGCGGAGCGGGACGAGAACAACGCGCA